CAGGCCCTGGCGCCGGTCCTGGCCGACCTGGCGCCGGTGCTCGGCGAGGTCGCGGGCCTGTTCGCGGGCGCGCTCGCGCAGGCGCTGCCGCCGCTGACGCAGGTCCTGCTCACGCTGGTGGAAGCGCTCAACCCGCTGTGGCCGCTGCTCGGTCAGATCGTCGCGCAGGTCGTCCAGCTCGCGGGTGGTGTGCTGGCGCAGCTGATGCCATCGCTGATCCAGCTGGTGCAGGCCGGGCTGCAGCTGGGGATAGCGCTGCTGCCGTTGCTGCCTGCGCTGACGCAGATGGTGTCGCTGGCGCTGCAGCTGGGCATCGGCCTGCTGTCCACGCTGCTGCCGCCCCTGATCCAGGTGGCGTCGTTCCTGGCCGGTGTCCTGGCCACGGCCCTGTCGACGGTGATCGGCTGGGTGTCGTCGCTGGTCGGCTGGGTCGCGGAGAAGCTGGGGCCGATCTTCACGTGGCTGTCAGGCGTGGTGAAGAAGGCCGTCGACGGCGTGCTGTCGATCTTCCGGAAGCTGTACGACGTGCTGATCGGGCACAGCATTCTGCCCGACATTGTGCAGTACATCCGCGGCCCGTTCGCGGCCGTGTTCCGGTGGATCCGCGACAACGTGATCAACCCGGTGATGAACGGGATCCGCTCGGCGGTCTCGACCGCGTGGGAGAAGACCAGGCCCATCTTCGACACGATGCGCTCGGCGGTCGGCCGGGTCGCAGAGTCCTTCGAGTCCGCCCGGAAGAACATCAAGACCGCGTGGGACAAGCTGCGCGGGATCGCGAAGGCGCCCGTCTCCTTCATGATCAACACGGTGTACAACGCGGGCATCGTGGCGCTCTGGAACAAGATCGCCAAGGCGTTCGGTGCACCGAAGCTGACCGAGTTCCACCCCAAGGGATTCGCGACCGGTGGCGTGTACGACGTGCTGCCCGGCTACACCCCGGGCAGGGACGTGCATCGGTTCGTGTCCCCGACCGGCGGCATCCTCGACATGTCCGGCGGCGAGTCCATCTTCCGCCCGGAGTTCACGCGCGCCGTGGGCAGCAAGTTCGTCAGCTACTTCAACCACGTCGCGAAGAGCAGCGGCGCGGCCGGCGTCCGTAAGGCGCTGGCGCCGGTGCTGGGCGGCAACCCCCGTACGCCCACCGACCGGTCCCTGAAGTACGCCAGCGGCGGCATCCACCAGGCCTACGCCGACGGCGGCATCTTCGGCTGGATCGGATCGGCCGCATCCAAGATCGCCGGTGCGGGGTCCGAGGTCTGGAACGCGGTGAAGGCGGGCGCGTCCTGGCTGAAGGACGGGATGGCGAACTCTGCGAAGGCGGGCCTCGAGGCCATCGTGGACCCGCTGCTGAAGCGGTTCCCCGGCATGGGCACCGCGCTGGGGCAGATGATCCGCCGCATCCCGGACAAGATCGTCGATTCCCTGCTCGGCTACAGCCGGGAGGCCGACAAGAAGGGAGCCGGCGGGATCGGCGGCCCGCGGATCCAGGCGGGTCTGAAGTGGGTGAAGACGCAGGCCGGGCTGCCCTATCAATGGGCGGGCAACGGCGATCCCTCGTGGGACTGCTCCGGTCTGGTGTCCGCTGTGGAGAGCGTCATCCGTGGCCAGAAGCCACATAGGCGCTGGGCCACGATGGCTTTCCACGGCACCACCGCGCCGCCCGGATGGGTGCTGCACGGCGACTCCCCGTACCGCATCGGCATCACCAACAAGGGCGTCGGCCACACCGCGGGCACCATCGCCGGAGTCAACATCGAGAGCCGCGGCGGTGACGGTGTCGTCATCGGCAAGAGGGCCCGCGGCTACAACGACAAGCTGTTCACCAGCTGGTACGGGTTCAAGCCCGGCGTCTACGACAACGGCGGCTGGCTGCAGCCCGGCTGGAACTACAACGGCCTGTCGACTCCGGAAGCGGTCCTGACCCCGCAGCAGCTGCGGACCCTCGAGGGCGCGGCCGCGGTCGGCGTCGCCGCCGGCGGCGGTCCGTCCGTGACGTACGAGATCAACGCCCGTACTGCTGATTTCACGGTGGCCGACCTGCAGCGCGTGCAGCGGGTGCAGGAGGCCCGGGCCAGGGTGGGGAGGCCACGCTAGATGCCCATCATCACCGCACCCGTCACCACCCCGCCGGACTCCGGCGGCGGTGGTGATGGCGGGACCCCGGTACCGCTGCCGGAGATCGGCTACGCGACCGCCACCTACACCGACCCGTCGGGGACGGTGTGGCCGCTGACCGACACCGACGCGAACTGGTGGACGCTGCCGAAGGGGGTGAGCGGTCTCGGCGCCGTCCAGTACGAGCTGGCCACCGATCAGCACCCGCGCGGGGGCGCGCGCCTGCGGCACGCCCAGCCGCAGCCGCGCACGATCGTGTGGCCGCTGTTCGTGCAGGGCAAGGACCACACCGAGTTCCTGGCGAACTGGCGCGGTCTGGCGAGAGCGTTCACCCGCACCCTGCGGGAGGACGAGGGGCCGGGCACGCTGGAGATCGCCCGGCCGGACGGCACCCGGCGGCGCGTCCGCGTCTATTACGAGGACGGTTTCGAGGGGCAGGACGATCAGGGCTGGGGCCGGGACGCGGACTCGGCGGTGCTCAGCCTGTGGTGTGAGGACCCGTACTGGGAGGACGCCGAACCGGTCGCCGTGCACCGCGAGACCGGTGCCAGCGGCAGCTTCCTCACCCCGTACCCGACCATCTCGAGCTCGCAGGTCCTGGGCGACACGATCGTCACGAACCCCGGCGACACGGTCGTGTGGCCGACCTGGACGATCACCGGTCCCGCCAGCTTGGTCACTTTCACCCGCACCTGGCGGGACCGTACGGGCCAGCTGCAGAGCGAGGCCTTCACCCTCAACCCCAGCGCGGTCGGGCACGGCAACTTGCTCGCCGGGGAGAAGGTGACGGTGCGCACTGATCCCGGGCAGGTCCGCTTCCAGGACAACTCGAACTGGAGCGGGGCCCTGAACTGGCCGGCCGCCACGCTGTGGGGCCTGGCGCCTGGCGACAACCAGGTGAACTTCACCCTGGCCGGGTCGGCCGCCGGGTCGGCCGTGGACCTCACGTTCTACCCGCGCTACGAGACGGCGTGATGCAGCGATGGCGATCACCCTGCTCATCACCGACACGAACCTGGCCGTCCAGGGCGACCCGATCACCGGCTGGTCGCAGCTCGAGGCCATGCTGAAATTCAACGAGCCAGCCGCCGGCAGCGTGACGCTGCCCGCGCGCCCGGAGGTCATGGCGCAGCTGCAGCCCGGCAACCGCCTGGTCGTAGTCCGGGACGAACAGATCTGGTGCGCGGGCCCGATGGAAGTGCCGACGGACTACACCTGGGACGCCGACAGCGCCCCGGGCGTGGGCGAGGTCACCGTGAACTTCTCGGACGACCTGGCCACGATCGCCGGGCACATCGTCTGGCCCGAGCCCGCCCTGGCCTGGGCAGGCCAGCACGGCGACACCTGGCGCACGTTCACCAACACCAACGCGGAGACGATCATCCGTACCCTGGTCAACGAGAACGCCGGCCCGGGCGCGAGGGCGGACCGGCGCATCCCGAACCTGGTCCTGGACACCGTCGCCGGAGCGGGTATCGCCACCACGATCTCGACCCGGTTCGTGCCAGTCCTGGACCCGTGCCGGACCGCGGCCAGTGCCGGCGGCGGGATCGGCTTCCGCACCCGGCAGGACGGCAGCCAGATCAAGTTCGGCTGCTACACCCCCGCCGACAAGAGCGCCACCGCCCGGTTCTCCACCGGCCTGGGCAACCTGAAATCCGTCGGATTCAGGCGGACCGCGCCAACCGCCACGCACGCCCTGGTCGCGGGCAGTGAGACCGAGGGCTCATCCATCCGCACGTTCGTCGAGGTGGCCGACACCACGGCGGCCTCCACCTGGTGGCGGGTGGAGAAGTACATCGACGGCGGCGCCGAGAACGACGACACCGGCGAGCTCACCGCGTCCGGCACCAGCGACCTCGCCGAGTCCGCCGCCCCGGTGGAGCTGTCCACCGTCACGGTCGATACCGAGGACCTGCAGGCCGGCCGGGACTACGGCCTGGGCGACAAGGTCGCGATCGCGCTGCCGCACGGCCTGCAGGCCGTCGACGTCGTCCGCGCCATCAGCCTGTCCGCGACCCCGAACGGCGGCGAGGTCGTCGCTTCGGTGGTCGGCTCCCAGGACGCCACCACCGATCCGCAAACCGTGCGGCTGATCCGCTCGCTGAGCCGTCGGCTCGGCCGTCTGGAAACGAGGTAGCCGATGGCCCAGGATTCATGGCCGTCCCCCAGTCACAATGCCCGAGCTGTCACCGACGTCGAGTACGAGCGGATCGCCGCGAGGTTCAGTGACGACGGCATCGACGGCCTGCCCACGGACCCGGCCGTGGTCACTGCCGGCACCGGCCTGTCCGTGAACCTCCGCGCGTCCGTGTACGGGTCGGTGCGCGGACATGCCTGGACGTCGGGCACCACCACGGTCAACCTGCCGGTCGCCGCGAACACGGCCGGCTCCACCCGCATCGACCGGATCGTGCTGCGCCTGGACCGGTCGGACTGGACGGTACGGGCCGTTCCCAAGCAGGGCACGCCGGGCGGTGGGGCGCCGGCGCTGACGCAGACGGTCGGGGACACCGGCATCTATGAGATTCCGCTGGCTCGGGTGACCGTCCTCAACAACGCGGCGGCGGTCACGGTCGTCCGCGAGGAGCTGTACGTCGGCTCCCGCACCCGGCCGTGTACCTCCACCACTCGCAACCCCAACCCGGTGCGCGGTGAGACAGGCTACGAGACCGACACCGGCCGCACCGTGCAGTGGACCGGCAGCGCCTGGGACGTGATCCGCGAGGGTGACAGCTCGCAGGTGGTCGACACGACCGTGTCGGGGTGGAAGATCACGGCCGAATCGGTCGTCGACTACAAGGACGGCAGCGTGCACCTGCGCATGGGGAATTTCGAGAGGACGGGCGGCACCCTCGCGGGCGCCACCGAGTCCCGGCTGCCGGTCCTGATCCCGGCCGCCTACCGGCACCGGACCCGGTCGGTCCGCGCGCTCTGCTACATCAGCGGCGTAATGGTCGGTACCGCGACCATCTACGCGGCCAACGATCAGACGCGGCCGGGGCAGGTGTGGCTGACGACACACCCGCAGATCGCAACAGGCGATCTCGTCCTTCCTGGCCAGGTCTCGTGGGCGGTGGTGAGCTGACATGGCGCGATACACGTTTGGCGCCGGTATGGCGGACTACGTGGTCCGCCCCTCCGATGGCCTATGGGGCGTCGCCAGCGGCGCGGTGGTCACCTTCTGGGACTCCGTGGACGGCGGCACCCAGTACACGGACCTGCTGTCCGAGGCGGGCGCGCCCATCACGCAGGTGACTGCGGACGAGTACGGGGCGCTCCCCTCCTTCGCGGGGCCGGATGGGATCAGCGGCATGTGGGCGGCCGCGGACGGCGGGAGCCGGGTGTGGATCGAGGCCCGCGGCGCCGGTGCCGGCGGGGACAGCGGGGGCGGCTACACGTCGATCAGCCGGATCGTCGCCTCGGCGACCGCGCCGGCCGATGTGCGCGCCGCAGCGCAGTACGTGTGCGACGGGATCGCGGACCAGGAGCAGATCCAGGCCGCCCTCGATGACGCCCGCGACCACGGCGGCGGCGAGGTCCAGCTCACCGTCGGCGACTACAACCTGACGGCGCCGCTGAGCATCGAGGGCACGGACGACGTCAACGTGGAGATCGGTATCGCGCTGCGCGGCCAGGGCGCCCGGGCCACCATGCTGAAGCCCGCGGCCGGGGTGACCTCGGCGGTCCATCTGACCAAGGTCGTACGCGTCCAGCTCGAGTCGCTGGGCATCACGGTCGGCGGCGCGACCGACGGGATCACCTCGTCCACGACCAACGGCGAGATGTCCGGGCACCGCTCCTTCTGGAACTCGTCCTTCAAGAACTTGCAGATCACCGGACCGTGGAACGGCAGCCACACCGGCTGGGCCATCAACATGGGCAGCCCGTTCAGGAGCGTGTTCGAGAACATCGAGATCGGCGGCGTCGGCAACGGGCTCCGCTTCTACAGCGAGCACGCCGACTTCAACCCGGGCGACTGCACCGTCGAGCGGGTATTCGTCGAGCTCGTCGGCAACAACGGCGTCGCCTACAAGATCGAGTCCACCACCAGCGGTGTGATGAACCAGATCGAGCTGGAGATGTGCGAGGCCTACGCCAACGGCACCGGCTGCACCGGCATCCAGATCGGCAACAGCACCAATGCCGTCAACCACACCCACTGGCGCGGCATCAACCTCGAACAGTTCGACAAGCTGATCGACCTGCAGCGCGGAAGCGGCAACAGCTTCCGCCTCAACTACGTCGAGCTGCGCGGCGTGGCAGGCTTGACCGCCTTCACCTTCGGGGCAAACGCCTACAACAACTCCATCCTGTCCTGCGGGCTGCTGTACACCAGCGTCAACACCGTGCTGTTCGCCGACGGCAACACCGCCTTGCCCAACCAGCCGAACAGCATCGAGCGGACCAGGATCTACGCCGACAGCACGGCCACCATCACCGGCACGGCGAACTCGGCGAACACCACGATCCGCGATCGCATCGTCGGCAGCGGAACCGGCACGATCTCCGTCCTCACCGCCCAAGGGGACCCGGTCCGGGTTTCCAGCGTGGGCGCTGCGAACGGGGTCGCCCCGCTCAATGCCAGCAGTGACGTGCCGGTGGCCAACCTGCCCACGGTGGCGATCCCGGGCGTATGGCAGCCAGCGGACCTCGGCTTCAAGGCCTGGACGTTCGACCCTGCGCTCACCGATGCAACAGCCCAGTACTGCCAGATCGGCTACGTCTACCTCATGGGGATCATCCTGCGTGAGGCCACAACCCTGTCGCGGATCTGCTTCTACACGGCGGGCAACGGTGGCACACAGCCCAACACGTCCTCGTTCGCCGGCCTCTATAGCTCGGCCGGGCAGCGCGTTGCCGTGACCACCAGCTTGAACAACTGGTTCACGACGAACGAGGGCGCCACCGTCGAGTGCGGCCTGTCCTCGAACTACTCGGCCGCTGCCGGCACGTACTGGGTCGCGCTCCTGATCAACGGGCCGACCACACCGGCCAACGGCCCCGGATTCGCGCGCGGCGCCGCGGCAGGGACCAACCCGGCCGGCCAGGCCCGCGCTGCCGGTACGTCCTTCATCCGCCACGGCCGCCTGACCACCACCAGCCAGACGTCGCTGCCCACCTCGTTCACGCCCGCCACAGCGATCGTGCCGGACGCGAACGCCATCTGGACCGCCGTGTACTGACCACCCGCCGCCCATTGGGGACGCGGTCCCTGATCTGGTCCGCGGCCGCTGGCTGGGGCACCGTCCACCGGCCGCCGTTGCCCCCGCTACACCGCTCGCGCTGCGCGTCGCCCATGACGACGACCAGCCGCGGCGCCTCACCCTCGCAGAGCTCAAGCTCGAGATCAGAGAAAGGGCATGAGCCCATGGCACCACCGATGACCGCCGCGACATTCCTGTCGAGGCTCAAGGCCGAGGGGCTCACCGTCGTCGAGGTCGGCGACTGGGAGACCCACAACCGTAACCACAAGGGCCCCTGGGGCCCTGTCCACGGCGTGATGATCCACCACACGGTGACCTCCGGCAGCGCGCGGACTGTCTCCATCTGCCGCGACGGACACGCCTCGCTGCCCGGCCCCCTGTGCCACGGCGTGATCACCAAGGACGGCCGGGTGCACCTGGTCGGCTACGGCCGCGCCAACCACGCCGGCCTGGGCGACGACGACGTCCTGCGCGCGGTGATCGCGGAGAAGGGCCTGCCCGCCGACAACGAGGCGAACACCGACGGCAACCGGCACTTCTACGGCTTCGAGTGCGAGAACCTCGGCGACGGCGAGGACCCGTGGCCGCAGGTCCAGCGGGACGCCATCATCAAGGCATCGGCCGCACTCTGCCGCCACCACGGCTGGGACGAGCGCAGTGTCATCGGCCACCTGGAGTGGCAGCCGGGCAAGGTGGACCCGCGCGGCTTCACCATGGACTGGCTGCGCGAGCAGGTCGCCAAGCGGCTCGGCACGACGCCCAGCCCGACGAAGCCCACGCCGACGCTGCCCGCACCACAGAAGCCGCAGGTCTCCCTGGCCAAGTTGATTACCGCGGCCAAGACGGACCCGGCCCGGTCGGGCACGCCCGTCACGTACAGCGGCGTGCGCACCGTAGAGGCCGCGCTCGTCGACGCGGGGCTGCTCTCCAAGCCCCTCAGCGACGGCCACTTCGGCTCGGCCACGGTCACGGCCTACGCCAAGTGGCAGCGCTCCAAGGCCGGCGGCTCCTACAGCGGCAGCGCTGCGGACGGCATCCCCGGCAAGGACTCGCTCACCCGCCTCGGCGCGAAGTACGGGTTCACCGTCACCTCCTGATCCGCGTCTGTCCCCTCGGCGGGCGCCCGCCGAGGTCTGACTTTCAGCGCGTTTTTATGACGCGTTTTATGACACCCCAGGTCAGGGACGGTCTCTGGCCTGCCCGTCTGAATCGAGAACTCCATGAACCAGCTGGACATCCCTGACGCGCAGACCGTCGTGAAGACGGCGGGCACGTACGCAAAGGACCTCGCCGAGCGCACCGTCTGGACGTTCCTCGGCGGATCCACCGCCGTCATCGTCGCGGCCGGCCCGGCGGACATGTTCCGCGCCGGCTTCTGGCAGGCCGTCGGCGCGGGCGGCCTGGCCGCAGCCTTCACCCTGCTGAAGGGCGTCGCGGCCCGCGTCATCGGCGAGAAGAACTCCGCCAGCACGGCGCCGGGCGTCTGACACTGGCCACTGCACTGTGAAACAGCAAGAGGGGGGAGGGCCGTTGGACCTGCTCGGATTCAAGGCTGTCGACCTCGGGTCCGCGGCCCTTGTCGGGCTCATCGTCCTGATGGTGCTCACCGGCCGGCTCGTCACCCGTAAGCAGCTCGAGGACGTCCGCGCCGACAAGGACGCCCAGATCACCGCGCTCATCCAGGAGCGGGACACGTGGCGGGAGGCGCACAGGGTATCTGAGGAGGCACGACGCGAGGCGCAGGACCAGGCGGGCGAGCTGCTCGAGTACAGCAGGGTCAGCGCGCATTTCTTCGCCGCGCTACCTCGAGCTGCAGGGGAGGTGAGTGCGCATGCCGGTGTGGATCAGGCGCCTGCTGGGCCACCACCCCCATGAGGACAAGGACCTCGAGGTCCCGGCCACGCCGGGGCAGCGTGCTGCGGATGCCGCGCTGGGCCGGGCTGAGGAGGCCCGTGCCAGCGTCCAGGCGCAGCGAGAAGAGGTAGAGCACGAGGCCCACGCCTGGAAGCTGCGGCGGGAGAACAACCACTTCGCCCAGCTGATCAGGAACGTGGTGCTGGGAGGGGACCAATGAGCATGGACCAGTGGCTGAACATGGCCGCATCGTCCGTGGCGACCGCGGCCTGCGCGCTGTTCGTGATCGTCTACCACCTGCGGGTCACCTGGTGGCGCAGCGACGTGGGCCGCAACCTGATGGCGCTGGCCGTCGTCCTGGTGGCGCTGTTCGCCTACACGGTGCTGGTGAGCCTGTGGCCGGACGGGTGCCTGGCCATGGTGCTGCGCAGGGTACGCACTGTGGTCGCGCTCGCCGTCGCGTGGATCATGGTGCAGCGCACGCGGATGTTCCTGCGGGAGCAGCGTCGGCACCGGGAAGACCGTCACCGAACTGGTGTGTGAATCGAAGCGGCCCCGTCCTCCTCCGGGAGGGCGGGGCCGCTTCGCTGTGTCCGGGTCAGCCGGTGATCTCGCCCTCGAACTCGGGGAAGTCGTAGATCGTTTCGGCGTCGTCGCTGGCCCGCTGTACGGTCACTACGATCTTCCGGCCGTACTTCGTCTCGAGGACGTTGTCGTCTGTCTTCGTGACCGACACTCCGGGAGCGAGGCGGCCCTCGAGCGGCGCGGCGCCGTTCTCGAACACGGTGCTGGCCGCCTCTCCGCCGTTCGTCGCTCCCTCGGTGATCATGGACAGTTCGTCGAGGGAGACCGCGGCCTTGCCCGTGTTCTCGATCTTCAGCTTCAGTCGGAAGTCGGTCATACCGGGCTCTGCCGACTCCATCAGCTCGGCGTCGTAGTCGGTGAACACCTTCGCCTCGACCACGCTGACCTTGAGCCCATCGGGCCACGTGTACGCCTTGCCGAACGTGAGGCTCGTCGCCTGGTCCTCGCTGCCGGCGGCGTCCTCGGCTGCGCCTTCGTCGGAGCAGTGCTTCGCCCAGTCGGCCTGGCTGACGGTCTGGCTGGTGCAGTCAATGCTCTCGCTCGCCGACGCCTTCGGCTTCGCGTCGGTGCTGTCGTCGTTGCCGCCGCACGCGGTCAGAGCGGCCATGAGCAGGGCGGCCGTGGCCGCCGTAGCGCGAACGCGCATGATTCCCCCCAGATGTGAGCTGGCCGGAGCACTGTAGACCACATGTGGTTGAAGTGTGGACGGCTGTCACGAAGCCGTGACGTGAGCGTGTCAGTCACGCATGGGAGCGGAAGCGAGCGGCCCCGCTCTCCTCTTGCGGGAGGGCGGGGCCGCCTTGTCGTTTCCGGGGTCAGGCCACGGCGGTGGCACGCGCGTCGACCGCGGCCATGTACTCGGCCAGGAGCGCTGAGTACGCGGCCTGTTCTTCAACCGTGAGGACATCGCCGGCCGACAACCACAGGGCGCGGATGTCCCTGTTGATCTCGTCAACAGGACGCGCGGAACCAGGGCATATGAGCTCGGGGTTCATGGCCCAAGCGTAGCCGTCTCACCGGCCGCGTATCAGGCTGCGCGCTCAGCAGCATCGAGCACCAGGTGCCAGGGATACTCCTTCGGTTTGCCCTGGCCCGGTTGGTTCGGCACGAAGCCTCCCTCGCCGTACAGCACGGTCACGCCCATCTCCCGGAGCTCCGTCACGCTCCGCTCGAACTGACGGTGCTGGACGTAGGCCGAATTCACACACGGCATCGTCACGATCGGAATGCCCTTCCCGATCCCCTCGGCGACGACGCCGACGACGAAGTCCCGGGTGATCCCCGTCGCCCACGCGTTGATGCTGTTGAACGTCGCCGGCGCGAACGCGATCACATCGGCGCGAGGCCATACGTCCTGCTCGCCCGGCCGCTTGTACTCCCAGCGCACCGGATACCCGGTCAGCGCAGCCAGCTCGTCGAGGCTGTCTTCCAGCCATCCTGCTGCCGTCGGCGTCAGCCCTACGCACACCTCGAGGCCGCGCTCCTGCGCGGCCTTCACCGTCTTGGCGATGTCGAACACGGGCGGGGCAGCGCTGGCGAACAGGTACAGAGTCGTCATGCCCCCATCCCACCGGCCCGGCCGGCCACACGCAACCGCCCCCGATCCGGCAGGGATCGGGGGCGGATACGTCTCCCGCACTACAGAGCACGGGTACCGTTCCAAGTGGCTGCTTAGAACGAGGAGACCAGTATGCCCTCACTCGACGATGACCACACGGGTACCCGTATCAGGGACCAGCGCAAGCTCGCCGGGCTGACGCAGCGTGGACTTGCCTCCCGGATTCCCTACAGCTACAGCCTGCTGAACGCGGTGGAGTGCGGCGTCCGCCCGGCCAGCTCTGACTTCACTGCTGCTGTCGCGCGTGCCCTGGCGATCGACGTCACGACACTCACAGGACAGCCCTACGTGACCGAACTGCAGAGTGACCGGCTCGCCGAGCTGGTCAGGCCCATCCGCGAAGCGCTCGACTTGTACGATCTCGGCCCGGACCCGGACCTGGCCGTACGGCCGGCCACCGTACTGGTGGCCGAAGCCGACCGGCTGTGCCAGGAGGTGCGAGCCACCCACCTGCGAAAGGCCGCTCGCGGGCTGCCCGCCGCGATCGCCGAGCTGACCCACAGCGCCTGGTCGTCCCCGTCGACCGAGCTGTGGCAAGCCCTGGCGTCGACCTACCGCACCGCTCACGACATCAGCGTGAAGCTGGGCTACTACGACCTGTCCGCGGTCGCTCTGGACCGCATGGCCTGGGCCTCCGAACGGGCCTCGGACCCACAGCTCGGCGCAGTACGCCAGTACATGCGGGCCCTCGTGTATTTCCGCGAGGGCGAGTACACCATCGGCAAGCGCCTGATCGCCTCCGGCCACGGGATCCTCGGCCAGGCCGAGCAGACGCGGGAGACACTGGCCGTCGTGGGGCAGCTGCACCTCGGAGCCTCGGTGATCGCAGCCCGGGCCAAGGACAAGACGGCCGTGGACCGGCACATCGCCGAGGCCCGCTCCATCGCCAAGCGCACCGGAGACGCCAGCAACGTCCACTGGCTGTCGTTCGGGCCGGCCAACGTCAACCTGCACCGCATGTCGGCGTCCGTGGAGTTGAACCAGTACGACGACGCGCTGAAACAAGCCCGCAAGATCCGTCTCCCCGCCTCGCTGGCCACGAGCAGGCGGGCGCACTTCCTGATCGACTGGGCCCGCACAGAGATGGAAACCGGGCATACCGAGGGCGCGCTGCGTCACCTGGTGGAAGCCCGCAAAGCGGCGCCGGAGCAGACGCGCTACCACCCGGGAGCGAGGGAGACGATCCGCGGCCTAGTGCACACGGCGCGGCGGACCCCGGACACGCTGAACTACATGGCCGCCTGGGTTGGCCTGTAGCCACGCCTACAGCGCTTACAAATCTGTAGGCACTACGCCCTTCCACGCCTCCTACGGTCTCTGACGCGAGACAGGTCACCGCAGACCGTAGGAGGCGTGAGCATGGCTGCAAGCAGCGCAAGCACACCACACAGTGAAGCCTTGGCCTTACTCGCTCTGCCCGACCCTGGCACCCTCTCCGAGGAGCAACTGCGCGGCGCGGCCTGCGCCTGGTGCCCGACGCCACTCGCCCTCGCCCAATCGGTCGATCTCGGCGAGCGCGAGGCGAACGTCCACGGGACGCTGGCGCACTGGTTCCCCCGCGGCTGCTACTCCTGCGCCACGAACTACGCCTACCGCGCCCTGCTCGACCACGCCTCCCGGTGCGAGCACTGCACGGTCGACGCCAGCGCAGGCGACGGCGACGAGATGCAGTGCGAGACCGGGGCCGCCCTGCGTGCCCTGCTGCGAGAGGCGCGTGGGCAATGATCGTCCTCACAGCGCTGACGAACTGCCAGCTCTGCTCTTCCAGCCTGGAGCCGGACTCGGACACCGTGCCGGTGGCAGTGCCGATGATCAGCGGCTCACACATGATCGGCCGGGCGTGCAGGTGGTGCGTGTGGATACGAGAGCTCACGGTGTGCGCGCTGTGCCTGGACGCGGCCGAGCGCGACCTCCCCGAGCCTCACCAGTGCGCCGGCCCCGGCTGCGCGTGCTGCTACCCCCCGGATTTCCCCGCGGTAACCGAAGAGGATGCCGGCTGCGGGGAGGCGGTTACAGGTCCAGTGCCGCCAGGTCCGTCACAGCCCGCGGTGGTCGAGGTGGCTGTGGCGGACCACCCCAAGACGAGGAGACCAACGGTGAGCGAACGCAAGAGCACGGACGTCGGGCTCTGCATCCGGTGCCAGAACATGATCCACGAGGGCGAGCCCTATACCCGGCATGCTCCTGGCGGAGGCTCGTCGAACTCTGGCGGATACACCCCGGTCAGTCATCCCGGCCCGCAGTGTCCGCCTCCGCAAGCCCCTCGCTCCCGGCGCTGATCCCGCTGGTTGCGAGGAGAGCGGCCCGCCCTGACCTTCTACCCCGCCGTGCCGGGGCGGGCCGCTCAGTTACTGGACAAGAGCAGTGATCGGAACGGCACAAGCATTCGCGACGAGCAGCAGGTCCACCAGCGTCGGCACGGACTGCGCCGTCTCCCACCGATGGATTGTTTTATGGTCGCGGCCGACGCGCTCGCCGAGGGCGGCCTGCGATAGCTGGGCATCGAGCCGTGCGCGACGGATGCGGTCCCCGACCGCCCGTTGGGCGGCAGGCACCCAGTCGGGCAACGGGTCAAGAGGCACCCGCCCACGGTGTAATGATCTTGCTTCGAGGTCTTTACCTGGCTGGGTAAAAGTGGCGATCTTGGGAAGGTCTCTTCGTGGACCGCCCGTTGTGCCGGCTGATCATTAGCCAAAGGCTATACAAAGCGTCATGAATGTGCGCGTAGCGTCCTTAAGGCGTACGAATGTGCCCGTTGCATGCGCTTCCTGTACTAGTCATCGTGAGATGGCATTGGTATGTGTATGTGTCATAGATGCGACTCGGGCCCGGACCCCGCTCCTGTCGTAGGCGGTTGCTCTGTTCGTCGCGCACCCCCTTGGTCGATGGCCGGATGTCCGCCTCGCTTTGACTGAAACATGCCCATGCTCGCTCAACCGGGTGATGCAACGTCCGTGCTGCCGGCCGCGCCAGACTCGTTGAGCACGACGCCAAGGCGGGGTTTGTCCCACCCCCCAGGTGGTCTCCCCGCCTTGGTCCTCCTTGCGAGGGACGCAAAGGCCTCCGTAGGTGAATCCGCCTACGGAGGCCTTTGTCGTGTGCTCGGGTGGGAGAGTGGGAGACGAGTGGGAGTTGATCAAGCGGAGAGGTCTCGATGAGCCTCTAATCAACTCTAGTTTTCTCTAGGCTTCCCTAGAGGGAACTGTCCTCCGAGAGTCCCTTTCAGTGGGCCGGCTCGCCCGCGTGCGGGCTCATCACGCCCATGCTGACCAGCACGATCAGCACGATGCCGAGGATGACCCGGTAGTAGACGAACGGCATGAAGCTCTTGGTGGTGATGAACTTCATGAAC